CCGAGCGCACCCGGCAGGCCCGTGAGCGCAATTGGCAAGCCGCCGACGCAGCCCTGGCCGCCATCGTGGAGACCCTGACCGAGCAGGCCCCCCGCCTACTACGCAGCAGCCGCCGAGAGGTGAGGCATGACACCTTGGGAAGATCCGACTAACTGGACGCTGCCAGAACATGAGAAATACGCCCAATCCCTGAGAGATCATATCCGCTTTGTGCAAGAGGCCGGCATGGGCCTGGGAATCGATAAGGGGCAAATGGATGATCATGATCTTTCCAAGTGGACCCATGCCGAGTTTCCACACTACGCTGCCAACTTTCACGGAGAGAAGTCCCCCCAGGTTTTAGACAGATTCACCGTGGCATGGTTGCACCACATTCATCACAATCCACACCACTGGCAACACTGGATATTTTCAGACGGATACTCTCCAGACGGGAGCACGGTCGAGAATGGCGTGGTGCGCATGCCCGACCTGTACGTGGTTGAAATGGTGGCCGACTGGATGGGGGCGTCAATGGCCTATACCGGATCGTGGGACATGACTGACTGGCTGAAGGCTAATTTAAGCAAGGTGCGGTTGCACTCTAAGTCGTGGCAACACCTTTCTCGTATTCTTGAAGCCGTAGGGTACGGAGTATGGGTCGATCCAATATCTCGCAAATGCCATATCACCCAAAGGGGAATGCAAGGCGCTAGGAAACCCGGAAAGGCGATCACTTACTCAACATGACCGAAGAGATCACCGTCCCTGCCGGCTGGACATACACCGAGGCCCGCTGCCCCTATTGCCGGTGGGAGTGGATCGCTGTGCATCCCGTGGGGGTGGAGCGGTTGGAGTGCCCGGCCTGCCGCTCTATGCCCTCGCCAGCCTCTGCGCGAATATTGGGTATTGCCAAAGGACATAAACTCCTGTAGAATAGAAGCAGTGCGACATGGCTCGCATGTTCACCGACCAGAAACCCTGGCGGATCCCTTTTGGGGGGTCCGCCTTTTTTTGTTCCTGGAACACTTATGGCCCTGAAATTCCCAGCCTATCAATTTACCGATGCCCAGCAAGCCGTCAACAAGGCCGTGCCCTCCTGGCTCGCGCTCAATCGTCTGTACTACGCAGACGACCACTGGCAGGGGGGCAATGGCTGGACCGGCCCCAGACCAGAACCGGGCAATGAGAACTATGGCCTGGTGATGACCCAGATCGCCAATGCGTTCGTAAGCCAGAACACCATCAAGCGGGTGGTGGACCGGCATGCGTCCGCGGTGGCCGGCCGGGAGATCTCCTGGGCCTTGACCGTGCGCAGACCCCTGAAGGCAGGGGAGCAGCCCACGAACGAAGAGCAGGGCCGCATCCAGGAAGCGGAGGCCGCCCTGACCTCCTGGTGGGACGAGCGGGGCATCCAGCAGGCTATGCTGGAAGCGACACGCACCAGCCAGTGGGCGGAGACCGCCCCCCTGCGCCTCTTTGTGCCGGAAGATTCACGCAGTGCCCAGGGCACCGTGTCCACCACCGAGGATCTGACCACCGCCCTGAACCTCATTTACCTCGACCAACCCCTCCCGGACGCCGCTGCCATGCTCACGGATGCCAAGAGCATGGGCAAGGCGGGGATCTACCTCTACGAAGACGACGACGAGAAGAACTGGGCCGAGATGTGTTATCTCGACCCCAAGAGCGGGCTGACCGTGATCCGGCTGTTGGGCAAGGATGCCAGTCAGGACTATACCCTGGCCCTGGGCGGACGGCTGCTCCACTACCAACTGGATGCCCAACTGCTGATCACCGAGAGCGTGCGCAGAAACCAGCGGCTGCTGAACAAGGCCCTGACCATGCTGGATCGCAACGTGGATCTGGCCGGCTTTTTGGAACGCACCCTGCTCAATGCCCAACTGCCCGGCACCTTTGAAGAAGACAGCAACGGGGTGCGCCGCTTTGTGCCCTCGCCCCTGCACGTGGGGCCAGGCAGCACGAACGTCTTTGTGGGTATCCAGGACATCGATGAGACCGGGGCCGTGCGCAGAGCGCAGCCCGACATCGTTTATAGAGACCCGGTGCCCGTGACCACGTTTGAGGGCACCAAGGCCATGGCCCAGCGGGCTATTTTGGAAGACACCCACCAACTGCATGCGATCATGGCCGGGGACGCCACGGCCACCGGTGAAGCGCGGCGGCAGGCCATGGCCGAGTTTGAGAGCAGCATCCGCCCCACCAAGGGCGCGGTGGACAAGGCCGTGCGCTGGGTGTTGGAGACCGGGCTGGCCATGGCGGCCATCTTTGCCGGCCAACCGGGCAAGTATGATGACCTGCGGGCCAATGCGGACTGTATTCTGTTCGCTGGCCCGCCCGCCTCGGACGAAGCCCCCAACACCATCAACCTGCATGCCCGACATATCATCAGCCGACGCACGGCTATGGGCCGGGTGGGGATTGAAGACCCGGACGCCGAGATCGCCGCCATTGAAGCGGAGATGCAGGCCACAGGCGGGATCGAAGATGCCGCCATGCGCCAGGAGATCGAATCCAGACTGAACTCGGCCAACCAGGGAGCCGGGCTGACCGGGAACGCCGGCCCTGCCGGGCTGGGCGTGGTGAGTACGAATCCAGATGGGACTAACGGGGTGGGCACATGAAAAAATATCGAAAGATACCTGTTGTCATTGAGGCGATGCAATTTACCGATGAAATGAAAGATCGAGTTTTCAATTGGGTGCGTGGTAACAAGTCGGCTGACTTCGATGCAGACGGGAAACCCATCCTGGTGATCGGAACGCTGGAAGGCGAAATGACTGTCAGCCTGGGTGACTTTGTCATCCAGGGCGTCAAGGGGGAATTTTACCCCTGCAAGCCTGATATTTTTGAGATGACTTATGAGTTTGCTGGAACTATTGGAGACGACGAGGAATGACCCGCGACGAGTTTGTGCAGGCCCTGGTGCAGGCGGTGATCGAGGGCTGGCTGACCGAGGACCAGGGCAAAGACCTGCTGGCCCTCTTTGACGAGGGCAAACTGCCCAAGGAGAGAAGCCCGCTGGGGTTGCAGAGACTGCTGGCCAGGGGGGAGGCGGAGGACGACAAGATCCGCAATTTGATGCTCCTGGCCCTGTTGGGGCTGTTGGGCCTACAGAATGCCCTGCGGGAAGAGAAGGGCACCCTGGACCTGGTGGCGGAGCTTGTGAAGCGCATGGGCACCCGCCAGCGCATCAGCCTGCTGGACATGAGTCAAAGTCAGTTTGAGGAAGCCATGCGGGAACTGGCCTGGCAGTTAGAGCGAGGCCGGGCGCAGGGGGGAATCGACCTGGAGACATGGATGGGCGAGACGGACGGGGTGGTGCGGCGCCAGATCTACCTGGCCCACATGCTGGCCGCCGGCGCGATGGTGAGCGGAACGGCAGAGATCGCCCGCTTGCAGCGCAGCATGGCCATCCAGAGCGCATATTTAGCCCGGTTCGGAGACCAGATCGCCCTCTATGCCCTGATGGGCCAACCCATGAGCACGGCCCAGATCGGGGCCAGGGCCAGCCTGTATGCCGGCGAGGCCCGGGGGATCTTCTTTCAAACTGCGGAGGAGAACGACACGGAGCACAGCGGGCCGGGCTGGGTGGAGGAGTACATCGCCCAAGACGACGACCACACGTGTGGACCGTGCAGCGAGGCGCAGGGCTATTATCTGCCCGGCCAAGGCCCCATGCCGGGGCGAGTGTGCCGGGGCGGAACCAAGTGCCGCTGCCGGCGGGAATCATTTTATAACCCGCAGGTCTGGGATGAGTTAGCCGCCCAGGATCCAAACTGGACAGGATGAAAAGGAGACAACATGGACGGAAAGCAGATGGGCGCAATCTGGATCGGCCTGGCCCTGGCACTTTTGTGGGGCATGCAGTTGACCCTGGGGCAGGAGACGACCGCTGCCGTGGTGGCCACCGCCCTGGCCGCGGCAAAGATCCTGCGGGATGCCTGGGCCGTGGTGAACGAGCCGCCCGAAGTGAGCACCCGTAGCACAGGCCCGCAGAAGAGCAAACTCACGCGATGGATGATGGGCGAATGACTGCCCCCCAACTAGCCATGATTGTGGCCTTTTTGTTCACCGTAGGCGTGATCGGCGGCTATATTTGGCTGCTCAAGGTGGCCAGTGCCCCCTATCGGCAGAAACCACCGCAGAACGATAACGAATAGTATCATTTTTTCACACCCTCAAGGAGGAACACGATGCCAGACGACCCCGCACAAGGTGCGACACATGAAGACCCCCAAGGGGGACAGCCCGCAGCCCAGCCCGATGTGGCGGCCAGTTTTGCCCGCCTGTTGGGGCGCAGTGATGATGCCGTGGCCCTGGCGCAACAGCTTTTCAATGAGCGATACCAGGACCGAGAGAAGCATCGTACCCTGCAAGAGCAATTGGACACCCTGCGAACACAAGTGCCCGGCGAGGGTCAGGTTATTCTCAGCCAGGCAGACGCCGAAGCCCTGAACGCATACAGGGAACTGGGCGAGGTAGAGAGCCTGCGTGCCACGCAGGAGACCGCACGAACGGCCCGCAGGGAACTGGGCCTGCGCACAGCGGCAGAGGCGGCCAAGTACAGTGTGGCCGCCCTGACAAAGCTGGCACCGGAGGGATCTGAGTTTGATGTACAGGAAGGCACTGCATATCTGGTCCAGGGCGAGGACCGCCATCCTCTGACCGAATATGCAGAACAACACTGGCCGGAATTTCTGGTGGCTCTCCAGGGACCGGCAGCCGGGGGGGGCACGGCCTATCCGCCCCAAAGTGGGGGTGGCGGCAAGGCCCCATCCCAAACAAGCGCAGCCGTGGCCAAGACTATCCTGGCCCGGGCCTATCAGACATCTAAGGAGTAGATCATGGCTCGAATTACACAGAATGACAACGTACTGACTGCGCCCGCCTGGGCCGCAGATTTTCTCTCGCCCGACAAGCTGATCCCTGGCGGGGCCAAGGTGATCGCCGCCAGCTTTAGCAGCGGCACCCCCTACACCATCACCGTCAACGACGCCGATGCCAACCGGGGCGACGCCGCCATCGGTGTGGATGCCCTGGGCGTGGCCATCCCGGACGAGACCGTGCTGGACTTTGGCGCACTGGCGGCTGACGCCTACACCGTCACCCTCGCCGCTGGCGCCACGGCCAATGCCACGTCCATCACCACAGTGGCCCTGACCGTCGCTATCCCGGCTGGGACGCTCCTGCAGTTTAGCGGTGGGGCCACCGAGGTGGCCATCACAGCCGCTGACGCCGCTGCGGGGGCAACCTCCATCACCGTCCTGGCCCTGCCGGTCAACCTGACCGACGCCGGCACTGCCAGTTATCCCGGTGCGGCCATGCAGATGCTGGCCAAGCTCTCGGCGGCTGCGGCTGCGGGGGCGACCAGCCTGACCGTGGAACCCCTGGGCGGGCCGATTGTGGACAACGCCTCCACCACTTTCTATGCCGACGCGGACGGGCTGAAGCCCATCGCCGCCGGCACCTTGCTGGGGCGCACGTACTCCGAGCGGGGCAGTGGCCTGCACTTTGGCCCGGTGGACACGGCTGGCAACGACGAAGAGGTGTATCTGGTGGCGTTTGATGTGACGGACGCCGCCGTCAACAACGATGTGGAGCTGGTCAAGCCAGGGGCGACGATCTACGAAGACCTGCTGCCGGAATGGGCGACGATGAACTCGGCCACCAAGGCGCAACTCCGCTCCAAATACGTCTGCCTGACCGGGCAGGTGTAACCGATTCTGCAACCGCAGAGACTAGCACACAAGGAGCAAAGAAATGGCTTTTGATCTAGGAACACTTCTCAACGAGATGGCCAACGACACCACTGTCGAGACCGTCGCCCGCAACCCTGCGGCCCAGTTTGGCCGGCGTACTCGACGGTATGTCGGGGCGGAACTGCTGCCGGAGATCACGCAGACCGAGAACGCCTATCGCGAGGAGTTTGTGCGATACCGTACCGTGGTGGCCAACGATGGCACCCGCTACTCTCCGGTGCAGAAGAAAGCTGGCGACCTGATCGGGTCGTTCCTGGTGGAGCTGGCACACAGCGACATCGGGCGCGAACTCTCCGGTCGCCAGTATGACAACCTGCTGCGCTACTTGCAGACCAACGCCAGCATGGAGGCCGTGGCCAGCATCACCAACTGGCTGGACACCACGGTCAACCTGGCCCTGGTGGAAAACAACGAACGCATGCGCTGGGAGGCCATCGTGGCGGCGTCCGTTGCCCTGCGGGGGGCCAACGAGTATGCGGAGACCGTGGCATACTCCAACCCAACCGGGCACCGAGTATCTGCGGGCGGCACCTGGTCCTCGGACGCCTATGACCCCTTTGACGACATCGCGGCCATGGTGGACTTTCTCAAGGGCAAGGGCTACATGGTCAACCGCATCATCACCAGCCAGAGCGTGGTCAGCATCTTGTCGGCAAACGACAACATGAAGACTCGTGTGGGCGTGGCCGTGGTCAACGCCAGCGGCCAGATCACCAGTGCCGCAGGGCGGGCCAGCCTGGACGCCATGAACGGCGCACTGAGCCGGGATGGGCTGCCCACCCTGGAGACCTACGATCTGCCGTATCGCACCAGTACCGGCGCTGCCCGATTCTTGCCCTCCTCAGTGATGGTCTTTGCCTGCACCAGCGGGCGAGACGACATCATCGACCTGGGCGACGACGAGCGGGTGCTCTACGATACCCTGGGCTATACCGGGGTGGGTGTGCCGGCTGGCCAGGCCACACCGGGCCGGGTGATCCGCATGGAACACTTCTCCAACAAGCCGCCTCGCATCGAGGCAGAGGGCTGGCAGGTGAGCCTGCCCGTCATCACCGAACCGGAAGCCATCGGCGTGATCAATACCATCGCCTAGACGGAAGGAGCCTGACGTGCCCAAATTCCAACTGGACAAGGTTTACATCTACCGGGGCCGATTCTATGGGCCTGGGCTGGTGGACGTCCCGGAAGGGCTGGCCCTGAATCTGTCAACACCGGCGAACGAGCAGATGACCCTGGAGAAGTTTGTCAAAACAACTCTGGGGCACGACACGGATGAGGTCCCCGCGGCGACCTCGATCCCCAATCCTGCCCTGGCCGAGGCCGCCCAGAAGCGGATCGATCAGGGTGGGGATGGCATAGTCGCATCTTTTGAGGAAGCGCAATATCGGCTACTGGGCAAGCGGATCCCCGTCACCGACCTGCCGGCGAAGACGCCAGCCCTGGATCTGCTGTGGGAGGGGGGGGTGCGTACCATCGCCCAGGCCCTGGCCCATGAAGACCTGACCCAGATCCGCGGCATCGGCAAGGCGAAGCGGCGAAACGTCCTGGAATATCTGCGAGGGTTGACCTGATGACCGTTACCAATGCGGACCTGATCGCCCCTGGGGGGCTGCTGATGGCCGAGATGTTCCCGGTCAACGGGGCCACCCTGAGCACATGGGTGGACGGCTGGATCGCCAAGGCTACCACTGCGGCGGCCACGGTGGACGCGTCCGACCAGGACGCTGCCATCACCGCCTGGGTGTACTGGCGGGGGTTTAACCAGGCAGCCAACGAACTGGCCAGCCGACCCACCAGCGTCAAGAGCGGTGACCAGTCGGCAACCTGGGCCGGGTCACAGATCCAGCGGCTGGAAGGCTATGCCGGCCAGTGGAAGGCGGAGTTTGATGCCTACGCATCCACCCCGTCGATCACGGCCCCCATGAGCGTCCAGGCATCCGTGGTGAGGAACTGGTGATGACAAAGATCCGTGTACGATTCACACAATCCTGGTGCGGCTGGCCCAAGGGCAGCAGCACAGAGGTGGACGAGCATCAGGCCCGCAAGTTGGCCGCGTATACGGAGCGTGTGTGGAAGCCCGAAGACTTAGAACGCCTGAGCTATATCGGCCCTCTGCGTGAACTGGCCCTGGCCCGGGCTGGGGTGGTGAGCCTGGATCAACTGGCAAACCTGACCCCGGCCCAGCGCCAGCAGTCCGTGGATGCGGGGGCCGGCATATCGGAGACCTGGCTGGACCGCTGGCAGGCAGAGGCGAGAGAGCTGGTGGAGGTGCGCAATGCTGACGACGCTGAATAATTGCACCTTCTCCATTGAGCGCCTCTCCCCGGCCACCGGAGGGTGGGTGAGCGTGATCAGTGGGATCAGCGGATACATCGAGCCTGCAACAGAATGGCGGACGCCTGGGGCGGCCCCATTTAGGCTGGCGGACGGATATGAAGGCAAGGTGACGGATCGCCTCCTGTGCCCCCTGGAGACAGGCGCGGAGGGCAACGACCGGGTGACCGTCACCCCGACTGGCGGGGGGGCGAAGGTTTACAACGCTCGACCGCCCCAGAACGTGCATGGCTGGCTGGCCCACCAGGTGGTGCCCCTGGCCGACTACGAACCGGGGGCCGCATGATCAACGAGATCGGGGCCTATCTAGAGACAAACCTGCTGGCAGATCTGGGGGTGGGTGTGTATCCGACCAGCCTGCCTCTGAAGGAAGTGGTGCAGGGGGAAGATACCCAAGTCACCACCTATCCAGCGATCAAACTCGTGGAGGAGCCAATGCGCTCCCAGCGGGTGGAGTTTGGCAGTGGCGACCTGACCCAGGGGGTGGATCGCACCTACGCATGGACCATCCACGGCAGTGTGCTGGGGGCAACCCGAGACGCGGCCAGGGGGAGTGCTGAGACCCTGGCCCTGCGCTGCGAGGAGTGGATCCTGAGCAATTACGCCCTGGGGGGCCTATCGGACGGCTCTCAGGTTTGCGACCGCAGCGAACCCGGCCCTGTGTACGTGACGGCCCGGGGGAGCAAAGATCTGTGGATGGGCCTGTGGCGTATCCCGATCTACATCCATACAGTGACATAGGAGACTCAAATGGGCACAGATAGCCTGTCTACCACGTTTGCAATCGCTACGCAGAGCGCCAAGGGAATCAAGGCGGCTGCGTTTTTTGGCCTGCGCCTGACCGATGCCACGGCCACCCCGGTCCCGACCGTCGAAGAGACAAATGACGAGTTTGGAGGCGGGGCCGGTCTGGTGGCAACGGATGCCGGATATCGTCTGGGCATTTTTTCCAAGCTCTCGGCAAGGGGCCGGGTGCGGGCGCAGTATTTCCCCCTGATCCTCAAGTGGGTGGGGTTGGGGACCATCACTGACAGCGGCACGGCCAGCGCGTACACCCACGTCAGCACCCGCAGCCTCACCCATGCCACTTTTCCCTGGGTGACCGTCCATGCCAAGCATGGGGCCAGCACCAATCTGCTCGACCGCCTGATCGTGGACAGCCGCCTGACCAGCCTGACCATCCAGGCCGAGACCAACAGCCTGCTCAAGTTTTCCCTGGAAGGCATGGGCATCCACGAAGAGATCGCCGTGGGATCGGAGACGATCACCAGCGAGGCCGGCGTCCCGCTCAACACGGTGCAGGGCAGCCTGGCCATCAACGACTCCGGGGGGACTGAACTGGTGGGCAGCGTGCGCAGCCTCACCCTGCAGATCGAGGCCCAACTGACCACGGGCAACGAGGCCATGGTGATCGCTGACCACGAAATGGAAGACATGGTTCTTCTGGGCCACACGGTCAGCGGGTCGGCTGACGTGGCATTTTCTAAAGATGCTTTTCTCGACATGTTCTATGGCGGGGTGGGCACAGCCGGATCCGGCTATAGCCTGGAGCAGGTAGAGGGCGCGCTGGATGTAACGTTCCAGTCGTCCAGCAACATCACTGGGGAAATAGTCCCCTACTCGCTCAAGTTTGAGATCCCGCACATGGTGGTCAACGCCCAGGAGTTTAACGCCTCTGGGCGCAGTGAAATCCGCCTGCCTATCAGTTTCATGGCCTATGCCAGCGGCACCGACGAACTGATCACCGCCACCACGGTCAACGACGTCGCGAGCTACTAACATGGCAACCCCTAGCCTGACCGCAGAGGTCGGGATCTCCCTGCAATCGGCCCACGGCGGCGCACCGCCTGGGTCGTACAGGGGCATGGTCCAGACAGATATGAAAGCCACCCCCCTGCCGACCATCGAGCAAGCCAACGATGAGATCGGCAGCGGGATGGTGGCAACTCATGGCGGCTATCGCCTGGGGGTGTGGACGCCTGTGGCGGGGAAAGGCCGGGTGCGCCTGGGCATGTTTCCCCAGTTGGTGCGCATGGCCGGGCTGAACAGCGTCTCGACCACCACCAGCGGGGTGGTGGCCACCCACGTCCTGACCCCGGTGACGGCGGACACGGACATCCCCTGGGGCAGTATGCTGCACAAGATCGGGGAGAGCGGCAGCCAACTCCAGCGGGTGCTCTCGGACATGCGCCTGAAGCAACTGAAGCTGATCGCCAACGTCAACAGCCTGCTGCGCTTTGAGTTTGACGGGGTGGCCAGCCACGAAGAGATCGCCACTGGGCTGGAACGCAGCGTCCTGGAAACCATGCCGCCGCTGAACACGGTGCAGGGCAGCCTGACCATCCTGGACAGCGTGGGCAGCCCCCTGGTGGGCAGCGTTCACGATGTGACCATTGAGATGGGGGTGGACCTGGCCGACGAGAACAGCGAGATCCCGGTGGCGGGCATGGAACCGGCCTGGCTGACCGCCAACCAGATCCGGGCTATGGCCGACGCCTCGGTCAGCTTTGAGAAGGATCTGTTTTTAGATCTCTTTTATGGGGGAGTGGGCACGGCGGGGGCGGGCTATAGTTTGCAAAACGTAACGGGCAGCCTGGCCCTGACCCTGCGCAGCGCCAGCACCATCCCTGGCAGCGGGGGCATCCCCTACAGTATCACCGTGGAACTGCCCACGGTGGATGTGACGGCAGGCGAATGGCAGGCCAGCGGACGATCCCGAATTGACCTGCCGGTGATGATGCACCCCTACAAAGCTGGTATAAATCCCATGATCCGGGTGACCGTGGTCAACAACCAGGCCAACCTGAACGGGGTTGTGGCGGCTGGGATGTACGGCGGGCTGGGCTGGACCTATAACGACACGGTTATTTGACCGAGGAGATACACATGGCAAACGATTTTCAGATTCAAGATGGCAATGGGAACTTAAAAACCCTGGCGGCCAAAGAGGGGGCTGACAGCTCTTTAAGTCAGGAGGTGATGGTCACCGACGCCGAGGGCGTGAATGTGATCGGCACCACAACCACGGCAGCCGTCACCACGGACACGGGTGGCACGGTGATCGGCTTTTTGCGGGGGATCGTTACCTGGTTCACCCGCCTGGGCAAAACCGAGGACAGCGCCCACACCACGGGGGACTATGGCATCCAATCCCTGA